GATGGATCACCAGTCCCTCGAGGACCAAGTGGACGAGTGGAACAAGGCCTATCTTGGCGAGCCGTTGGCCAGGCGGAAAGACTTTCCATGGGAGAACGCCTGCAACGTCGTTATACCCTTGATTGGGATACACACCGACAGCATCGTGGCCAGGATCGTCAATACCATATTCAGCGTCGAGCCGTTGTGGACGGCGAGGCCGCTGATAAAGTCGCTGGACGACGTTGCCAAGCCTCTCGAAGATTTCTTAGATTGGTCACGACGTCAGGAGTATGATGCGTACAACACGATTCGATCGTGGGTATTGGAGGTGGTGAAATACGGATGGGGATATATCAAGGTTCCGTGGGAGGTAGCTACAGTTCGGACGTTTCGAGTAGGGGCCGGCGACAAGCCCGAGCCCGTCGATCGGATTGTTCGCCGGCCCCGCCCCCAGCACGTGTTGCTCATCGACATCCTGTGTCAGGTGGGCATTGAAGACGACATCAACCAAGCTGAGTGGCTTGCGCATCGTGTACGGCTAACCGATGGTCAGCTGAAGTGGCGCGAGTACGATGGCGTCTACGAAGATGTGGATAAGGTCATCGAGCGAAAGGAAGATATAACTACCATCACGGAGATGCTAGCTGGACCCGGACAGGAAGTCCCAACGCGCACGAAGCTGAACACGTTCTACGAAACGTGGATAGACTTTCCACTCAAGAAGGGTGGCCTGCCCGATCCGCTCGTAATCACGTACCACCCAGGGTCGCGGACGGTGATGCGAGCGATCTACAATCCGCATGCCGACAACAAGCGCCCATTTTTCAAGGGCAAGTTCCTCGATCAGGAGGGCCGTCGATCCGGCGTGGGAATCGCACAGCAGCTTTGGCAGTTGCAAGAGGAGCTGTCGACCATCCACCGGCAGGAGGTGGACAACAGTACGATCGCGAACACGAAGTTCTTTGTGGGGCGCCGGGGAGCTGTGCGAAACACAACTCGTATCTGGCCGGGCCGGTTCTTGACCGTGCCAGATCCTTCGAAAGACCTTATTCCGATGTCGATGGGCGATATCGGGAACTCGTTGCAAGCGCTTGAGACAAGTGCATTGAGCTACGCCGAGCGGCGCTCGGGTGTCACGGACTATCAGCTCGGACGCGAAAGTTCCATACTTGGAGGTAGAGCGACGGCCACTGGCACACTCGCAATCATCCAAGAAGGCAATCGACGATTCGATTTGAACGTTCGTGACATCCGAGAGACGCTTGGCAAGGTCGGGCAGATGGTGTTGTTGCTCAACGCCCAGTACCGGCCTCGGGAGATGGCGTATTTCGTTGAGGGCGAGGATGGGAAATGGGTGGAACGAGCCCTGAATCTTCCCGACGATTTTATAGCGGATGGTATCGGGATCGAGCTAACTGCCTCTACCGCTACTATCAATCGGGAAATCGAGAAGCAGTCGTTGATTACGGTTATGGGTTTGGTAACGCAGCATTATCAGCAGGTTATGAGTATGGCGCAGATGGCCATGCAGGCCCCGCCGCCCATGCAAATGCTGATGATGGGTATGTTGAAGGGCAGTAACTACTTCATGAAGCGAATCGTGCAAGCATTCGATATCAAGGATCTTGATACGGTGCTGCCGCTAACAGCGATGATGGAGCACCAAGATGTCGGAGCTCAGCCACCTCCGAACGCTCCTCCAGGAAATCAAAACGGGGGAGGCATGGCCGGAGCTATGGCGCCACCTGGAGCAGGTCCGGGACCAATGCCTGGAGGGCCTCCTCCAATGCAATAGCTGGGATGAGTATCTAGAGAAACGTGGAGAGCTTAATGCCCTTAACCGGTGGTTCGAGTTTGGAGACGACTTACTCGAACGGCTGGTTGAGGTAGAGAGGGAGCGAGATGGTAGACGAGGAGATCGAGGACCAGGAGCAGGAAGAGCAGCAGCCGCAAGAAGCTGAGGAAAAACCATCCAAGGCTGACGGCGACGAGGTTCGGAAGCTGCTTGAGGATATCCGTGCGGAGAATCAACATCTGCGCGGACAAGTAGCGACGTCGACGCAAGCTGCGGGCGAGGCCCGGCAGTACGTGGGCGCGTTGCTACAGAAGATCCAAGATGTAGCGGCGAAGCGACAGCAAGCCGACCAGGGTCGGACTCGGCAAGACCAGTTCGACGAAGACCCAGAGGCTGCCGTCAATCAGATGTTCAACGAACGAGTGGCTCCCATCGTCGGTGAATATCTGACAAATACGGCCCGGGACAACCGGGTGCGTGCCGCTAAGGATCTGGGTGAAAATTGGACTAGGTATGAACGCGAGATTGATGAGTTCATGAGCACGATGCCCCTCGACGTCCAGGCGAAGCCGGGCGCGTGGGAATCGGCGTACCGCTATATTCTAGCGGGCCACCTCGACGAGGAGCTGGAGCGCCGGGATAAGGTGGCGAAAGAACGCAAGCAGGCAGCGGAGGCGGCGACGTCGCGAAGCTCGCCTAGGCGGGATGCGCCCCTGGATCCGATCGAGCGTGAGCTCATGAAGGCGTTCGGCATGAACGAGAAGGATTGGCGGGAATACGGTTCGGACGATATAGAACGGGTGCCCCCGAGCAGGAATCGGCGGAGCCCGTTTGCAGGGAAGGATGACAATGGGCGTTAGTGTAACTCTGGACGAGGCGGACAAGAAGATGCGAGCCGCCCAGTGGGATCCGCTGGCGGTCAAGAACAAGGATCCCAATTTCCACTATCGGTGGATTCGCAAAGACAAACTCAACATGGCCCGCAAGATCGACTACATGGGCTATGAGGTGTGCAAGGCCGGCGAGGAGAAGTCTGTTCTCTCCGAAAGCACGCCGATCAAGAAGGGCACCGACGACGGGTCAATCGAGGTTGGGGATTTGGTGCTAGCGAAGATTCCCAAGGAAATGCACGAGCAGTTCCGGCAGGTGAATCGGGACCGGATCAAGGCCCGGACCAAGGGCGTGGTTTCCTCGTACAAGAACGCGGTGAATAGCGCGGCGGGCGAGCAAGTGGCGTACGAGGAGAATCGAGACGCGACCGACATGGCGGACGGGAAGGAGGAGCGATGATCCAAATTGCGGGGACGGTTTCCGGGAACACCCCGGAGTCGAACACGTACCCGACTGCGGCTGGCCAGACCTTCAAGCGCGGTGCGCCGGTCAAGCTGGATGGCAGCGGAAACGTGATCACAGCAGCAGCCGGGACGGACGTTCTGTTGGGAGTAGCCCAACATGATGCCCAGGCTGACTTCACAGGCGGCCAGGACGTGGCGCCGGTGGCCAAGGTGTGCATGGTCGCACAGGCCAACGACGATACGCTGTGGGAGGTTCCTCTCCTAGCGGCGACAGCCGCGGCGCTTACGGATATCGGAAAGAAGGGCCTGCTGACGCTGGTGAGCGGCGATTGGCGTCTCGACCCGGCGGGAGCGAGCGGTACGTTCGCGATCGTGAAGTATGGCCAGAAGACCCGCACGGGGCTGACGGGTGCGAACGGTGCGACGTACATCTGCAAGATCGTGGACACTGGGCGTCTGACGGGCTGAGGGGGTAGATAGTCATGCCGATGGTACGTGGAGCATTTAGCTCTCTGTTGGTGCCAGGTCTTCGGAAGGTCTTCTTCCAACACCTGACAGAGCGCCCGGAGGAATTCGGGCAAGTGTTCAACATGGTTACTAGCTCCCGCGCCTACGAGGAAGACCTCGAGGTGGCAGGGATGGGCACCATGCCGGTGAAACCGGAACAGAGCGCGATCATCTACACCGACGCGACGCAGGGTGCCAAGAAGCGATACACTCACAAGACGTATGGCCTGGGGTACAGGGTCACGCCTGAGATGATGGAAGACGACCTGTACAACGTCATGAAGAAGATGACGAAGGAGCTGGGCAAGGCCGCTCGGAATGCGCGCGAGGTCAATGCGTGGAACGTGTTCAACAATGCGTTCACGAGTGAGTACGGCTTCCCGAAGAATGGGAACAACGAGCCGCTCATTTCGACAACCCACTCGAGCATCGTTGCGGGCGGGCCGACCGGGTCGAACCGGGCGACGACAGATGCCGATCTCGGCGTGGCCAGCCTCGAGGCCGCGGTCATCTCGTTCGAGAACCTGCTCGACGAGAACGGGATCCCGTGCATGATCAAACCCAAGTGGCTGATTGTGCCGCCGGATCTGAAGATGACTGCCCGGGAGCTGCTCGGGTCGCAGTTCAAGCCCTACACCGCGAACAACGAGATCAACGCCCTGATCGAGGAAGGCCTCGATTACATGGTTTGCCACTACCTGACCGACCCCGATTCTTGGTTCTTGGTGGCCGGGAAGGGCGACCACGACCTCAACTTCTTCACCCGCCAGCCGGTTCGGTTCCAGAACGGCGACGACTTCGATACCGGGGATGCCAAGTTCAAGGCCTTCCAGCGCTTCTCGGTGGGAGCCGGCGAGTGGCGTGGGGTTTGGGGTTCGATAGGAGCCTAGCATGGCTGGTCTAGGGAACAGCTACCCGAGGCAGATAACAACTTACGGGAGTACGCGGTTCCCACATGCGCTGGGCATCGTCAGCCAGTTTGCGACGTGCGGAGTCGTGTCTTTCGTAACGGACGCCGGGGATTTCTGGATCTACTTGGACGGCACGGATCCCAAGACACCCATGTTTGGGGGCTACGCCGAGATCATGACCAACCCCGGTGGGGGTGTAGCGTTGGGGACTGCGGTAGCGAAAACCCCGCTCATATTGGGGCGGGGTGACGCTGTCTCTATCTTTGGTTCTCGACGGGTGTCGGCATCTGCAAACGTCATTAGTGATGACAAGCCGGCGCTAGGGCTGATGTGGGGCAGCGGGGCCAACGTTTCGTACCTATTCGTGAAAGGCTCGGTAGGCGAGCTGCGGATAGGTTCAGAAGCCGAGTGGCAAGCTGGGACAGGAACGTTGCTGGCGACAAAGGCCCCGTCGGGCAAGGCGGACCCGCGTCGTTCGGGCCGTGGGGTCATCGGTGGAAACGACAGACCAATAGCGATGCGAGCTGCGGCTGTTGTGTCGGCCGGGCGTGGGGCGGCTTTCGTGTTGTCGTCTGGGGACCAAGATTCCGCGGTGGCGTTCTACACCAGTGATGGGGTGTCACTCACTACTTCCACGTACAACGTTTGGAGGACGTGGAACGCGAGCTAGGAGAAAGTCATGAAGCGTCCAGAAGATGATGTCCCGAGCGAAGAGTCGCCTCTGACCGAAGAGGACAAGGAGATGCTGGAAGACCTCGAGAAGCAGCACACGCCTCCCAAGGACGACGCCGACTGATGTTCAATCGTCGAATGGTTCTTGGCTATTTCATGGAATGAAATGGGCAAGAGCGGCATCAATCTAAAGCTCACCTATGAGCCCTGGTTTCAATGCTCGGTCTGCGGGTTCGACTTTCCGTACGCCGAGCGAATGCGTCACTACAAGACTGGCTTGCTGGTCGATAGCCGGTGCATGGATGAGCCTACTCACCACGATTACCTGAGCGAGTGGAACCCGTACGATACCGAGTACCGGCGGGTCAGCGAACAGCCCGTTCAGAACCAGGGCGCAGCACCTGGGATCAACGAGTTGATAGCGTGGGGCGGACCAACAAAATGGCGAACGGGGAAGTGGAAGCATGGCTGATCTACAGCGACCACTGAAGGCCGGGGGAACCCGGAAGTATGCCGACGAGTATTCGCTCGGCAACCAGTTCGCACAGGACACCGAGCTGGATGCCGACATAGATACCATCTACAACGCATGGAACAATGACGTCCCGCCGGCGCTGCAGGGCAACCCATTGCCCGACGGTAGCGTCACGAACCAAAAGATCGCGGACGGCGCGGTTAATGATGTCAAGATCTCGGACGTTGCGTGGGCGAAGGTAACCGGGGCACCGACCACGTTGCCTCCATCGGGCGCCGCCGGTGGCGATCTTACTGGCACATACCCGAATCCCACGATAAAGGCCGCGGCGGTAACAAAGACTAAGCTGGGAGCCGATGTAACCGTGGGTTTGGTGCCGGCGTATGTTGCTGCTGACGCCAACAAGTCGCTGGTGGTGAACGCTTCGGGAACTGGTTTGCTGTATGCTACCGCGCCCCCCGCGACATTGACGCCTGGGCAGGTATCTACGGTCTACATCGCAGACAGCCCGAATGGCGTTACGGATGCCAAGATCACGAGTGTAGCGTGGGCAAAGGTGACGGGTGCCCCGACTTCGATGCCACCTGCGGGCGTGGCGGGCGGCGACCTCACGGGCACCTATCCGAACCCTACGATTGGCCCGCTCAAGGTCACGGATGTTGCTATCAACGATGTCGCGTCGACCAAGCTCACGGGCACGATCCCCCAGGCTCGCTTTCCGGTAGCCCCGGGCGGCTTGGCTACGAACAACATCAATGATGGCGCCGTCACTGATGTGAAGATCGCGAGCCTCGCGTACTCGAAACTTACTGGCGCACCAACTACGATGGCCCCAAGTGGCACGGCAAGTGGTAGCTTGGCAGGTGCGTATCCGGCTCCGACTATTGCGACGAGTGCGGTGACGAGCGCGATGTTGGCGTTGAACGCGTCCATGCGGGTGCTTACCACCGGTAATCCGACGACTAGTTTCAACACCAATGGAACCAACTGGGTTGAGTTTGTGCGCTCCGGTACAGTTGCATTGAAGGCCGGCCAGCGAATCCTCATCTTCTTGAACACGATGCTGCTGTACGCTGGCACGACAAACAACGGGCGTATTCAACTCACCCGAAACGCGGCCACAGTCGTTCTTAACTTGGTGATGCCGTATCAGCTTCCTTCGCTCATGCAGATTCCGTCAGGGCTTGGGAATATGACCTACATTGACACTATCCCAACGGACGGCAACTATTTCTACACTTGCAACGCCAAGGTCGACACGACCGCGGGCAACTTGTTGACTCCATCGTCGGACCAGGGATGGTTGCATCTCTACGGGCTCTAGCATGAACGTCAACCAGATGCAACAAGAGCTTGTGTGGCGGCTGGGCAACCGAACAGACCTGGGCAGCCGGTCGCTGGTATGGCTGAACGATGCCTACTTTGAATTGCTGTTGAGCCCCCGATTCACGTATTTCGAGCTAGACCGCCAGTTTGCGTTCGCTACAGTACCGCAACAGCGTGTCTATGATATCATCACGATGGTCCCGACGCTTTGGATCATCCTGGATTTGCGTAACGAGACCATGCAGCAGAAGATTGCTCGCTACCACTGGAGCGAATTTGATCGAAAGTGGAGAGTTTTCGCGATTCCTGTCCGTTATGCTAGGTTCGCTCGCACGATTGAGTTCGATCCGACCCCCGATAAAGCCTACGATATCACGATGCGGTACCGTTTGCGGCCGCCAGAGCTCCAACAGGGCACAACACACCTCCTAACACGTGAGTGGGACGAGGTGATCATCACAATGGCGGTCCAAAAGGGCTGGGAAGCCCTCGAGCAATGGGAAAAAGCGACGGCGCAAAAACAGATCGTTGAGACCCAGCTTGCGACGCGGGAAGAACCGCACAGTCTCGAGGATGCGGACAGCGAGACGACCATTTGGCCGGCCAAGCAGAGGTGGTGAGATGGGTTTGGACAGCCTTGATGAGACTAAACCACTCGATACAGACCCCGTGTCGTTTGGGGACGACGAGATCCGAAAAACCCGGGCGGCAACTAAGGAATCCTTCGGCCTCGAGCACTGGCTAAGCGGCGAGCACAAGTACATCGTGGGTGCCGCTGCCGCCAGGCCCTCGGCAGGCAAGGTCGGTCGGTTGTTCATCAACTCGTCGAACAATACCATCGAATACGATAATGGGAGCGCGTGGATTGCGACCGGAGCCACGCTGGTTTCGGGTAGCGTGGGTCCAAACGAGCTGGCCAACGGGGCTGTTAGCACCGTCAAACTGGCGGATAATTCGGTGACAAGTGCCAAGATCGTGGACGGTACGATCACCGCGGCAGATATTGCAAACGGCACGATTACATCTGCGAAGCTAGCGCCAGGGGCCATCGACGGCTCGTATATTGCGAACGGCTCGATTGATGGCGCTGCGAAGATCAAGAGTCTATCCATTACGGCTGCCCAGATCGCGGACAACAGCATTCCTGGGACGAAGATTCAGGACAACAGCATCACGATTGCTGATATATTCCCAGGTAGTACCCTAGGTGGATGGGGCGGAACATCGAAGACAACCACCTATCGCTTCACCCAGATAAATCAAGAGATAATCTACCTCGAATATACGTACACCTCGCGGGGCGGTAATGCTCTCTGCGTTGGCGTGTTGCATTGTGTAGTTGGTATCCCGATTACAGGAGGAGCGCCGGGGCTCGTATCAAATATGAGATTGGATGGTACCGCGGGGGGAGTCGACGGCACGCTTCTTACGTACCAGGATGTGAACAACATGGCTGGCGGTTCTAGCGTAATCATAGCCCCAGCTACGTTGATAACAGCGTCAAAGGTTACGGTGGGAGCGGGTACCCACAGGATCAAGATATCTGCATATGTCCAGAACCAAATCGCCGGGTACGTCGAGATTTGTAGTGGCTTCTCCTTTCTCGCAGAGTGGGCCTGATGCCATTCGTTAGACAGCCCGTTCCGACCGGCGGCATGGTTACGTCTGTGCCATCGGACCAGCTCGACCTGAACCAATCACCGATGGTACGGAACGTACGATTTCGGTTTGGGGCGGTGTATCCAATGCCCGGGCGGGAGACGTTGAGCTCGCCTGTGGACGCCCTGCCCAAGACCATCGCTCGGTTTTCTGTGGACGATCAAACGAAGTGGCTCGTGATGATCACGGATAACGCCCTGTGGAAATGGGGCGACCTTGTACCCGGCACGCCACCGGCTTGGACAAAGGTATCTGGACCCGTACTTGGGGGCGTGGGCCGCTGGGATTGGACCACGGGCGAGGATTGCTTCTTCTTCACTCGGGACGGCGCGGGCGGCGTGTGGAAATGGGACGGCATCAATCCAATCACGAAGGTACCGACAAACGCTGGGGCGGGTGCGAGCTATGTTGAACAAGCTCGGTTTGTGGAGTATTTCAACAATCGACTTCTTGTTGGGAGCGTTGTGGATAATGGCGAGCGTTGGAGCAATCGCGTTCGGTGGCCAGTCAACGGTAACCACAATGACTGGGCGGGCGACGGCTCCGGGTACCTCGACTTCTACGAACCTGAACAGGAGCCGTTGCAAGGCTTGAAGGTACTCGGGAATCGGTGCGTGGTGCTACGAGAGCACAGCCTGACTGATCTCGTAGCAACAGGCACGCTAGAGCCGGTGTTCATGTCGGAGCAACGAACGGTCAACGTGGGTACCCTGTACCCGTCGACGGTTGCGAGCAACGGCCTCGCCTTATTCTTTCTGGGAAACGACGCGAACGTGTGGGCCTGGAATGGCTCAACGTTGACGCCTATAGGCAACTCGATCTATCGGACCCTCGAACAGGTCGTAGACGTCGCTAAGTATCAAGAATATGTGGGTGTGATATTTCCGTTCAAGAACGAGTACTGGCTATGGTTAGGCAATAACCAGTTGGTTATCTTTGATTTCCTCCAGGGCCGTTGGATGTACGACGAGTTCGTGAATCTGGCGGCCATGGGTGACGCCCAGTTGGCCCAAGCTCAACTAACGTGGGGCCAGGCAACTGATCCCTGGAACAAGTACCCGACGTGGGCCGAGATGCGGCGCAGCTACGATCTACGGATGGTCGTTGGCATGACTGATTTCTCGACCCTAAGTGTGGGTGAAGGTATAACGGGACTCGAGGACGGCCGCAATTTTTCGTGCGAGATTCACACTCCGGATACATACTTCGATCAAAGCCAGGGACCGTTCGCCCAAGGTACGATACTACAAACGCTGCTAACGTACGAGTTCAACAACGATGTAGATCTGTTCGAGGTCAGCTTGAGTGGTGACCGGGGCAAGACCTGGGTTACGCAGTACCATATACCGCATCCTCGTGGGTATGGGGCCATCAGTTGGAAGTTCACGAGCAACGTGATGCGAACTCGGTTGAGGTCTATCGGCGCTCGGCCCACCTTTCGTTGGGTTCATCTAACGCACGAAGTAATCCCGGCTGGCCCGTACAGTGGTCTGGACCAACTTCCACCTGAGGAAGGTGTGACTGTTGTGACTGCGGAGCGGAAATGGGTGACGAAACCAACCTAGCGAGCTGGCCAAGGCTCTCGAAGAAGGAAGATCTGCTGCTCTGGGCAGACCAGGTCGTGGATCGCCTGCGGTACTTCGACCTGTGGATCGTAGTTGGCCGCCAGATGAAACCCCGCAATCCCAACTGGATCACGCCCACGGGTCCGCAAGGCCCGGCCGGGCCGACTGGTCCGATGGGGCCGGCTGGCCCCACGGGTGCGACGGGTTCTCAAGGTCCAACGGGCGCCACGGGTCCTCAGGGCGCTACGGGACCAACAGGCCCCCAAGGCGCGCCGGGCGGCTCGACCAGCGTGCTGGACATGACGTTCAACTCGACTACGACTGTGCCGCCGGCGAAGTCGCAGGTTCGGTTGAACAACGCCGATCAGACACTTGCCACGTTGATGTGGATTGACCACACCACGAACACCAACGCGGACATGAAGACTCCGCTCAACCTGATTACCCCGGATGCCCAGATTTATCTCGAGAACAAAATCGACTCCACAAAGCACCAGCTTTATCAGGTCACCGTTGCAGCGGTTGATAAGGGCACGTATACCGAGCTAGGGGTAACGTGGAAGAATGGTGTGACGCTGCCGGGAAGCGGGCAAGCTGATATCTTCCTAAGCATCATACACAAAGGCCCACCGGGGCCACCTGGGCCTACGGGTCCGCAAGGAGCAACGGGGCCGCAGGGGCCACAAGGTTCGCAGGGTGTCAAGGGTGATACGGGTGCAACAGGTAGCCAGGGACCGCCTGGCACCACTGGAGCTCAAGGCCCTCAAGGTCCACAAGGCGCTAAAGGTGACACGGGCGCTACGGGCTCACCGGGTCCACAAGGCGTACCGGGGCCTACAGGGCCAACTGGACCAGCAGGCGCTGATTCTACGGTGCCTGGTCCCCAGGGACCAAAGGGCGATACAGGCGCGACTGGCTCGCAGGGCCCACAGGGTGCGACTGGCGCGCAAGGGGCGCCGGGGCCGGGGGTGGCGGCGGGCGGTGCGGTTGGCCAGGTTTTGTTGAAGAACAGTGCGACGGATTATGACACGATTTGGGGGGCAGCGCCGGGCGGTCCGCCTACGGGCGCGGCTGGTGGTGATTTGACGGGTACGTACCCAAGCCCTACCGTTGTAAAGGCAGCGGGTGCGTTCACGTCGACTGGTGCGCTGTACATCAGTGCCACGGGCAAGCGGGCTTCGATCCAGAACGATAGCACAAATGGCTACGCATATTTCTCGACTAACTACTCGTTCGCGCCTGATAGTACAGCGGACGCGTCCTGGTCGATGATTATGCAATCCTTGGCCGCAGCCGACCGTATTCTGTTCAATCGTCGGGCGCCAGGTGCCGCGGCGGGTGGCGGCTCGACCATCCTTACTATCAACGGAAACGGCACCATTCGAGCCACGGTTGACCCCGTTGCTGCTTTGGACCTCGCGACCAAGCAGTACGTTGATGCCCGCGCCACTTTGTGGACCGACACCGGCTCGGCTCTGACCCCGATTACGACTACGCGTGGCTTAACTGTTCCCGGTCCAGCGTCTGGTACAAATCCAGTCATTACTTGGGGGAGCCGCGCGATCAAGCATCGGCTAACGGCGGGGAGTGGTGAGGTGTGTCAATGGACCATTAACAATAACGGTAGCAATGCCCGTGATGATACAGGCAAAGTTTCTTGGGTCACTTCGATGTACGCCGACATTGACCAGTGGCGGATCGATCACCTGGATGCGGCGGGGGCGACCCGGCTCGATCTGTGGATCAACGGGGCGAACGGGAAGCTGACGTGTACGCTCGCGGACACGATCGTCACGCGAGCGATGCTTGCGGTCGGCGCTGCCACGGCCCCCACCATCCCATTGGGGAACATCCCGACCTCGTTCTCCACGACCCTGTACGATCAGTGGGTCACGGTCGTGACGGACTCGATCACCACGCGTGGGGGACTCGTGCTGATCGTCATTCACGGTTCTATGTCATACAACGCGCTGGGTTCGACGGCGGTGAATGTCCATCAGCGAGTCCTCCGTGACGGCGCGACGATTTCGCTCGGTAGTATACAGCCTGGCAACCGAATTGGCGTGGCGGGAGTCACGCCCCTCCCTACGTATGTCGCGGTCGATCAAGCGTCCTCCGGGGCGCACACGTACACCTATCAAGTCTACCAACAGTCAGGGGCGAGTAGTTCCCTGACAGGGATGGGCGGCCTCGCCAATTCACACTTTTTCTTGTTGGAGCTGGCATGACGTGCGCTCTCTGCGGCAAGACCAGCGACACGGGCGAGGGCTGGACCTATATCCAGGTGTCCACGGCCCCCATATTGTCGCTAGATCCCTTAGCATTAGGCGGGGATAGTAGCAAGGTGACGGTCGTGTACTGTGAGCCACAACACGTGCAGGGGTGGTTTACTCGTGCGGGCCTACCCGTGCCGGAGCCGATCCCATGATTGAACGATTGAGAAGGCGGCGAGAAGAGCTACAGGAATTGCTACGAAACACGGCCATCCAACTCGAACAAGTACGAGGGGCTCTAGCCTTTTGCAATGAACTCATCCAAGCAGCCGAAGGCAACGGACTTGACGTTCAAGCCGCTAGTTCTAACGAACGAAAAGATCCAATCGTTGTGGACTGACTTCAGCCAATTCTGGCAAGTCTTTGACGATGTGCTGCCGAAGACCTTCGAGGTCTTCAAGGCCACGTTGATGAGCCCGTACAATGCGTTTTACGAGTTTACTGAGGGCGGTCGGACGGTCGGCCTTGCTAGCGGTATGGGTATACGTCCTGGTGTTGACGCTGTCATTCACATTGCTATGTTTGACAGGCGTCTCAAAGGACGTGAACTCATCTTCCTTATGTGCCTGGGTGACTTCATGGTTAACTACAAACTCAGGCGGGTGACTGCGTTTCTTCCTGACGATAACCCGATGGCGCAGAAGCTTGCCCGGCGCCTTGGCTTTGTGCATGAAGGCACGATGCGAGACGGAATGAAGCGCCGGGGCCAGTTCTGGGATACCCAGATGTTGGGCCTGTTG